CTGGAGTGTTCCCGTCGCCTCCGTTGTTTGCGTCGCCCCCCACCACTCCCACGTAGTCGTCCGGATCAGAAGCTTGTACCGTCGTCGTGTCGATCAGCGTCCCGACCGCTTCGACGATCCAGTTGGCTCCTTGAGTCATCTCTGTAAGTCGAACGGTGTACTCGGTATCGCCAATAGCGACCCGTACCACCTCTCCCTCCAGGAGACTCCAATACTTAGGAGGCAAGAAGAATCTTGCTCTCTGTCTCTCGGCCCATGCTTGCCACAGTACACGACGCCCAAGTGCCTGCGCGTCATTAGACGTCATAACTAGGGACAGCTGGATCGATGCCTGCCCATCGACGACCTTATCGATCCGCTTGTACGACTGGCTGCCGGTCTGGTAGTCGATGGCCGGATCAAGGTAGGAGACGATGCACTCTCCGGGAAGATCGTAGCCCGACGAGTCTTCGATGTTGTAAACGAGCACAGTTCCGTCATTCGATGAAGCACCGAGATCTGTAGCGGGAACGAAGGTCTGAGGCTCTTGTCCGCGGTGAAAGAACTTTAGCGTGCCGCCAGCATCTTGCACGAGGAGATCGTAGTAGAGCATGAGCGGACGGACTGCGGACAGTCCGTCTATAGCTCCCTGGATGGGGTACCCGCGCACACACCCACTCACACGACTTGTATCGATGTCACTGTCAACGAGTCCGTACCGGGACAGAATTTTCTTGATCACGTATCCGACAGAAGCTTCAGACTCAACTTCTACGATCGCTGTGGCGTTCGGGATGCGGTTGCCGAAGTCTTTGAGTGCGAGTCGTTTGATGACTGTGTACGCTGTGCCACGATATGCGGGCACCTTGCCAACACCCCGCACCGCTTCGATCACCGAGGATGCCACTTGGTTCTCACTGCCTGTGTAGTGAGTGATCGACTCGTATCGAGCGTCCGAAACCGGGATGTCGTACTCCTCGTGTATAAGCTGAATGGAAGCTCCAGCCGCTTCTGTAGACAGTACCAACCCCGCACCCACAGGCAGGTTGCGGATAGCTCGCTCCAGCACGAGCTTACGATTCGACACCTTGGTCACGATGCGAAAGCGACCGTTGTTAGATCCGGACCCAGCCGTTCCGGTCCAGCCGCTCATCGTGATAAATCGACCGACACGAAAGTCTTGGAAGACGTCCGTTGTGTTGGAAACCGAGTTGTCGGTGGCACTGAGCGACACGGTCGTCAGATTTAATGTGACGGACGGCTGGGCTCGTGTTGCACTCAGAACACCTGCGGTGTACACGTTCTTTGCGTCTAGCTTGACCTGTACCACACGTCCGATGAGTCCTTCGCACCACGCGATAGCAAGATCTACGTAGTACTCACGTCTCCTACTGCTCGATCCTCCACCTCCTCCGAAAGCTCCACCCTTGCCGCCTTGCTCAACCTCAGTCTCAACCTCGATGAGTGGACCAATCCAAATAAATCTCCCTGACACAGGATTCTCTGGACCGTTGCCGAGAGCTAGATCGCTACCCTCACTTGCAGTTGAGATGCGAACATCGTCCAGGCGAGGACCGTTAAAGCTTTGGCTCGGTGACAACAGCGGGTTGATTACGAATGCATCGAGGACCCCACCGACAGCAGAACCGATGGCGGCATACAACGCAACGGTCGAAGCTCCTGCAGAAGCAGGAGCCAGTGCAATGCCTGCGATGCCGAGGGCGAGACTAGCCATTGGGAAATCTCCATGCTTCAACAAACCGATCAAGCCACAGGTCGTCTGGGTATGTGATCTCGCAGCATCTCAGTTTCCAAAGAGCCTGGACAAGCCCATCCGATGTTCGCACCCCCACATGCCCAGGGCTCCTGCGGGAGTCTACACGAAAGAGCAGCACGTCACCTGCTCGGTGACCTTCTTCCTGGGAGAGAAGGCTCAGGCCGTTGTCGGCGAGACACCTCCGCAGGGCTGCGCCGTCACCCGTGCGCGGGTAAGCCTGTTTGTCTTGTGGGGTTCGACCGCACCGCTTTGCGATGTGGATGAGCACCCCGACACAGTCAAGACCTCCATCCTTTCCAACGACACGTCCCTGATGGTGAAACGGGGTGCCTAGACATTCTCGTGCGTACGCGACGACGTCTTCACTTTGCATCTGGAGTCCTCATCAGTGTGTCGTTGCCAGGCATAGTGTCGAACCCACGAAAGTTCGCGAGGTTGGCGTACCCCACACATGCGTTGTAAGTCTTGGGACATCCACGGATGACGCTGAACGTGTTTCCGGCTTCGACGTCGAGAGGTGTCTTGAGCCAGAGCGTTACCCGACCTCCACCCGCTGTCGCGAGAGAGTTCTTGATCTCGCACAGAATGCCGTTGTTCTGTCCCGATGTCCAAGTCAGTCTGCCTCCGTTGAAGAAGGCTCTCGGATGATTGAGACTGGTCGTAAACGCTTGACGACTGGAGAAGATGCCGACGACCGACCCTGTGTAGGTGTGTGCCGCAAGACTGACTTTGCACCGTGAGTCTCCAAAGTCTGCGTCACATGTCCGTGTAAGCTTGCGTCCCTTCTTGTGCCGCAACCTGGACGAGAGCCCTACCACACTACCCTTCCATTCTCGTCCGTCATGCTGTGTGTCTTCGATGATATACTGATGGGTCCGGAACACACCAGCGTGCGGGTACCGCCAATCAACCATGAACTCTGTGACGTCGGCTTCGCGATATCTGCCTGCGAGGAGATCTTCAGGAGTAATGAGATCGGAGGACAACACACCCCGCACTTCGAAGTTGGCGGCAGGCCCTCCTTCTTTCTTCTGCCGAGCAGACGCTTCTACACCGTTCTGAGGTTGATACGTCCCGTCGTTGGGAAGCACTAGAAGAGAGTCGTGGTCGGTGAGCCGGATGATGGTACCGTCCCGGCGCAGGATCTTCCAGCACGACGCAAAGCGGTGCTCTCCCGAGATGGTCAGTGCCGACAAGTTTCCGGAGACTTCAATCGGCATCAACGACCTCCCACTCCCCGATCGGGCAACGTGCCCATGGGGTCCTACGCTTGTTTCTCAGGTCTTGCCCACTACACGTACATGCGTCACAAGCAGATTCTCCGTCTACGAGCGTACGAAGATGTGGACACACTTCACACTTCGACTCCCGGTAGGACAAGACAGGCAGAGAAACCGACACACCTAGTGCTGAAGCGGCCTGGGATATGTACCGCTTTGCTCCGTCCCGAACGAGTTCTGCGTTGGTACGAATCTCGATCGCGAGAGAGTCGTAAGTTTCTCGTGTCATGGTGTCGAGAGACATACCGCGAGCGAGAGCTTCTTTCTGTATGCGGTAGGTTAGGTTCATAATACTTCCTTTACTGCGTCCCGTTCAAACGCCCAGGCTTTGATCCCCTGCAGGTACCCCCAGTCTGAAGGGACACACGTTGCTGGCAGCTTTACTTCAACTGCTACAAACGCTCCTGGACATCTCGCAGCGTCGATTGCGGGAGGAGAAGTAGTCTGAGATGCTGGCGTCGTAAACGTGTCGGTGCTGTTGAAAGTAGTCGGCGGGAGAGTGAGAGGACACTCCTGTATCTCGGTCTTGGTACATCCACCAGAACACTCACCTTCGATCAGTTCTCCGCAGACCTCGTCGTCCACTCCGGTACATCCGCCTGCAAGGTACTTGCCGCAGAGCTTCTCGTCATACTCGACGGTTAGCAGCTGAGGCGTACCCTCGTCGATCCGCACTTTGACTAACAGCTGAGCCTCCGGCACAAACGAGCCTGGAGCCGAGACACGGTTGTTCCAGTCTTCTGGGAGGAAGTTCTCAAAGATGGCTCCAGCGGTGATCGATGTAGTCGCGAGTCCGATCAGTCCCTGTCGTTTACACCGGGCATCGTCTGCCTCGACCACGTGTGTGCCCACACGAAATACAAGATGGGTACCGATAGCCTCGGCGGATGCTTCGAGGTTGCTGGCGATCGACACTCCGGTTTTCTCGACCAATAGCTCGGGGGTTCCGTTGTTGTCAAAGTAGATCCGGACCGTGCCTGTGCTGGGATTCGCCTCAAAGACGTAGCCGGTTGCGCCGTTATGTCTGAGG